CATTAGCTCCTACAGCTACGTTTGAAGTTCCAGTTGTGTTTGCTGCCATAGCACCATCGCCTACGGCTGTGTTGTCAGATGCTGTGGTGTTATTTGTTAATGTATGAGAACCTAACGCAACGTTATTACCACCTGTTGTATTTGCATCTAAGGAAAAAGTTCCTAAAGCTGCATTTCTTGTTCCAGTTGTGTTTGATTTTAAAGCATCAACCCCAAAAGCATTATTAAAAGATGCGGTTGTGTTAACTGCTAATGCACTATGTCCAAAAGCACAGTTGTTACCACCAGTTGTGTTTGCTCCAAGAGAGGACATACCAAAAGAAGCACTATTATTTCCTGTCGTATTAGCATCTAAAGCATTTGCACCAGCAGCAGTGTTTCCAGCTCCAGTTGTGTTTGCGTGTAAAGCGTCTTGACCTAATGCGGTGTTATTTGATGCCGTTGTAGTATCTTCCATTGCACCAGTACCAACAGCAGTATTATTAGAACCAGTTGTAAGTGTAGTCAAAGCATCTACACCTATACCTACATTAGTTCCACCTGTTGTAACTGCTTTTAATGAATCCTTACCAACAGCAGTATTATTAGCACCAGAAGTAAGTGCAGTCATAGCATCTTTACCAACCGCAGTATTATTACCGCCAGATACAGAAGCATCTAAAGCACTCTCTCCAAGAACAGTGTTACCAGCAACAGAGTTTGCACCTTTACCTATATTTACAGAATTTATTGTTGCGTCTTTAGAAGTAACTGTTAATCCATTACCATCTATATTTACTATTTCTGTAGAGTTAGAAACAAAACCAATATCACCAGAACCTCTTTTGTAGACTCCGGTGTCGGTATCCGTGGTGAAGGTAATGGAGGGGCTTCCGGTACTACCTGAAGGAAAAGTACCACCTGCATTTAGATAATCAGCAGTTGCATATATTATTCCAAAAAATGCATGTCCATTTGTAGGAGCAGAACTAAAAACTATATTTGTTCCAGATAAATTAAATCCTGAAGATCCAGTAGGATCAGGTTCCTGTATAACTCCGTTTACAGATATTAAAACCTGTTGAGGTGATTTTGGAAAAGGAACTGGAGCAGAACCAGCTACTTGTAATGCAAAACTTGTAGTGCTTCCGTTAAACGAGCTACTGATATCATCAATTAACCTGTAATCGTCAGCGGATCGAATATTATTTCCAATATATGGCATAGCAGTTTAAACGAGGATCTTCTAGGTATCTCTGTTTATTTTAAGCTCAGTAAATATGAGGATTTTTAAGAATTTGGTCCAGAAGTAGATGGCTGGCTCGGCCATGAAACATTTGTAATTTCTGTATAAGTTTGAGGAATATCTCTTAGATTCTGTCTATAAGCAGACCACTGAGCCTGATCAACACTACATCCAGGTATTACAGTCCAATCTGTAGATTTTAAAATATAATCTCTTTTTGTTCTAATATTTTCCCAAGTAGAATCATCTAATTCAAGAACTTTTTCTCCATAAACTATTATTTCGATCGCCTCAACTTTAGCTTTGAGACTTTCAAAATTAGCAGATAAAGTTACAAGGTCATTATTTGCTGTTAATCCCATTTTAGGTCTGTTCTAGATAACTTACAGCAACATCAACTGCACTTCCTGTGTCAGATCTAACCCTTAAAATATCACTAGATTCCATAATTATTTTTGAGCCACTAATAATCTCTAGAGAAGAACCTGCTGGTATAGGTGCATTTCTAATTAAATAAACATCATCTCCTGTATTAGTAACTAAATAAACGTCTATATCCGCACTCGCTCCTGTTTTATTAGAAACTAAGATACTTAAAAGCACTAATGTAGCAGAACCACCGGCTGATAAAATATTTGTGTTTGTGCTACTTACAGCATCTGTTACAACGCTTGATTTAGTGTCGATTTTGAAGGTGTTTGCCATATTATCCTAAAGCAATAATTAATGCTAAGTTTTCCCCGGAATCAAACTTTCCTGTCACTGATAAATCCCCATTAACTTGGACATTACCAGTAAAGGTAGCAGCTCCATTAGCATCTATTGTAAGACGGCTAACTCCTCCAGTTACTAAAGCAATCTCGTCAGAAGCTGGACTAATCAAACCTGTATTAGGATCACCAGCAAATTTTAAAGCACAACTCGAAGTTGCACCTCTTTCAAATAAAGAATTCGAACCGTCTTGCCTTAACAGTGGGTATCCACCATTTTGTATTGCATCATGAATAACAACAGTTTTTAATGAGGTATCTACAGTTACTTCACCATCTGCACCTTTAAATCCTGAGTGCTCAGCTGTTGTTCCTCTTCTGAATTGAACTTGGGTTGCCATAATACTATCCTAACGCTACTGCTATTGCGGTAGCAAAACTCTCAGTAGCTATAGTCGAATCTACAGCCACTGTTACTTGATTTCCAGAAGCACTGGTATCTATTCCAGTACCTCCAGAAAGTTGTAGAGCTTCAGAATCTAAATCAATTGCAATTGTTCCTGAATCTGTTGTTACATCAAGATCTTCTGCTGTTACTTGAGACTGAACATATGCCTGTGTTGCAATTGTTCCATTTGAATCCGGCACCACCAAAGTCCTTGTAGTACTTCCTGATATTGAAGAACAATCTAAAGCAAATATTTTTGTATTATCACTATTATTTCTAACTCTAAATCCACTATCATTTGATACTAAAGCAGTGGAAGTTAGTGAAGCAAGTCCAGTAAATGTAGTTTGACTAGATCCTAATGCTACAGATGAACCTCCAATAGTTACTGTGCTGTTTGCAAGATTACTATTTGCAATTGATGATGCTGTTGTTAAAACAGTTCCTGTTTCAGCTGGTAAGGTTATCGTCACATCGGCTGTTGATGCAGGTCCTTTAAGAGTTGCAGAATTTGTTCCATTATCCGTATCTTCTTTAAAAACAATACTTCCAGCAGAACTTGAAGACCCAGTTAGTGTAGGGGCTGTAAGACTTTTATTAGTTAAAGTTTCAGAACCAGCTAAAGTTGTAAATGATCCATCAGTTAATGCAGTATTAAATTGAGCTGTTGTACCAGATATTGTGTTAGATCCGAGAGCAAGAGTTTTATTTGTTAAAGTTACAGAATTTGTTAAAGTCACTGGATAAACAATATCGCTTGTAAGAGCAACGGTTCCAGTTGTATTTGGAAGAGTAATTGTTTTATCTCCTCCAGATGCATCTGCAGCTGTTAAAATTATTTCATCACTATCAGCACTTGCTCCTTCAAAAGTAATATTTCCACTTGCTAATTTAATTGAGTTAGCTGCATCAGCAGTTCCAGATACTAATGTAGTACCAGTTAAGGTAGTAGATGTTAAAGCAGTTAATCCAGTAATTGTAGAAGCAGTAGCTCCTAAATTAATAGAGGTTCCACCTATTGTTAAAGAAGAATTAGCTAATTGAGAATTAGGGATAGAAGATGTTCCTATTTCACCAGAAGAAAAAGTCAACCCTGATCCAGAAGCTACACTAATGTGTGCTCTTACTTCAGAAGCAGATGGTCCTGTATATGTGATTACTCCTGTGGAATTATTATATGCAAGACTTCCATCTCCTCCACTATCAGTTACAGATACAGCAGCTCTAGACCTTGCATCGGTGTAATAAAGATTTGTATTTTCTGTTAAATCTGCAGTTGTATTTCCAGCAAAATCTAATTTATCAGAAGAAGAATTTAACTCCTGAAATAAACCTGAAACTAAAACAAGTGCCTTTCTTGTTGCCATTTTATATTCCGATACAGTTCAAAAAATAAATTATTAAACTGTTAGTTATTTCTATTTTACGTCTAGTAAACTGTCAGCTTAAAAGAATTGGTCTATCAGCATTGACTATAAATTGTCCAGTACTTCCAGCTTCTCCAATCCTTGTTACATATTGACCAGCAGTAGATGGAGGAGTTTCAACTATTGCTCCTGCAGAAGCTGCTGATAAAAAATATTGATCACCTGCATTTAAACCAGAAGTTGTAACTATTCCAGCAGTAATTACTTTTACTGATTGACCAGAAGGTTTAGTTGTCTCTGCAATTCCTGCTACTAAAGCTTTATCAAACGTGTCATTTGCAATAGCTTTTCCTACCTTTCCATCACTAGCTCTTGAATATAGAGCATCACCTTGAGTAACATTTTCAAAACATAAAGTTTCATACCCAGTAACCTTAAATACTGTCTGACTAGGCATTGTAGATTTTAAATCAATTAAAACCTCAGTTAGTCCTTGTGCATTAGGTTGATATGGAGCGAGAGCTTCTACACTAGCCATTAGCTTAATTTAATAGGGGGTTCAATTCGAATCGCAAACTGTGTTGCGGTTGCAGCTTCTCCAATTCTTACAACAGCTTGTCCAGCGGACGAAGGCGGTGTCAAAGTTATAGCTCCAGCAGTTGATGGAGAGAGAAAATAAAGATCTCCTGCATCCAGACTTGACATAGTTTTTAATCCAATAACAATAACTTTTACAGTTGCATTAGCACTGGCATCTGCATTAGCAATCCCAACAACCTGAGAATTTTCTAATAATCCGTTAGATGCACTTGCTTTTCCTACTTGACCATCAGATGTTCTCATATATAAAGCATCTCCTTCAGTAACATTCTCAAATGCAGTAGCATCAAAACCAACCTGTAATGGAGCAAAAGTTGGGAATCCTTCTTTTAAATCAATGACTGCATCCACCAAACCTCTATAATTAGGTTCATATGGTTCACGAGTCATCGTAAAACTATTTGCTATCATCAAGTCTCTTAAGACTGCAATAGCTCCTTGTATATTAGGTTCGTAAGCAGTTGACATTTTTATCTCTGTACTAATATATATTTTAAACTGTGCCTACCATTATAATAGAAGTATGGAACCACAAGTAATAGCT